AGTGCGTTAATTTCTCCATTTTTCCGCAGATGGCCCTGAAATGGTGGCGCAAAAAGTGGCGCAAAAATTCGGGCTTATAACTCGCAATATGTCAGAATACGCTGCAAACAAAAACAGCCCCATGGAACCGGAATCACCGGAACCACGGGGCTGTTGTCATGCTATGCGGCCTTTCGGCCTGCCGCCGGAGCGGCTAAGTAGTGCAGCTGGCCTTACTTGTTGACCTGGCTCTTCTTGTCCTCCAGGTACTTGTCCGCCTGGATTGCGGCGACGGTGAAGCTGTTGTTCTGCCACCAGGCCACCAGCGCGGCCACGGTGGTGATGCCGGCGGTGACCAGCTGCTCCACGGTGGCGCTCTCGATGGGCAGCACGGGCTTGCCGCAGGCGCTCAGCACCTGATTGGTCAGGGCCAGCAGCAGGACAGCAGTGCGGGTGATGGTACCGGCGGAGATGGTGGGTGCGGTGGGCTCGGTATAGGTATGTGCTTTCATGATATGCCTTTCTCCCGGCATCGCCGGGCTCAGTGTTATGCATGAATTCTCTTCATCTCGAAAAATGAATCAGCTCACGCGACGTTGCTATCACGGATGGGCAGGGCCTTGGCGCGGGTGTACAGTTCCGTGCCCGTGCCGTTGCCGCCCAGCGCGTGATAGCTCTTGTATAGGTATTCAAGGTTTTTCAGTCCAGGGGTATCAATATATCCAAGCTTGAGATAATGATGGCAGGACTGGTAAATGCGGTCGTGCAGGATAGCGAGCACGCCATCCAGCAGAGCTTTATACTTAACAGCCACCGCAATGATGGCCGCGCCCAGCAGGCCGAAAGCCCACTCAGCCCAGTATCGCAAAACAAATTGCCACATCGGCATCACCTCCTCCCTCACAGATACTTGTCTGCGCCGGAAATGGTTTTCCACGATGCAGGACCGCAGATGCCGTCCACCGTCAACTTGTGGGCTGTCTGCGCCTTAATCAGGGCATTCTCGGTGGCCTCTCCAAAGATGCCATCCGGGGTCAGCTTGAGGAGCCGCTGAAGCATCTTCGTCGCAGCGCGGTTTGCGTCTCCGGTGCAGCCGCGCTTGATGGTCGGCATGATGAATTTCAGGTAGGTGGTACTGGGATAGTGCTTCTTCGCGTCGCAGAGCCATGTGGCCTTCGCATTGCGCGTGTCCGCGTGGCAGAAAGCGTTTCCGTCATACCAGTAGATGCCGATGCCGCCAAACCCTGCCGCCTGCGCGAGGATGCCAAGTGCAACAGGGTTGATGCTGCGGTTCATAGCGCGCCAGTCGGCGGCCATGCCGTAGCAGTGCTTCGAGCTGGGACTGCCGCCAACGGCCTTACTGGCGTTGTGTATGAGGCAGCGGTAGCCGGAAGTAACTTTCAGCTCGCGGCCTACCTTGTCGCGGATGGTCTGGAGCTTTTCCGCAAGCTCAGTGTCAACGGACTGCTGTGTGCAACCGCAGGGGCACTGGAACTCCTTCCGCGTGAAGTTCTTCGTCAGCGCGGTGGTATCGCCGCGCCGGAATGTGATGACGGGCACTTTATCATCTCCTGTCTTTTTCAATCAACGGACAGCCTTGCATGGCACCGTCCTTGGCAAGGCTGTACTGTTTGATTGCCATTTTGTCACGTCCTTTCTGTTTCGTCAGATTCTTCTGTTTCTTCGTCCTGCTCGGATACTGCGGAGATGCCTTTTGCGGCCAGCAGGGCTTCCACGGTGCTGCGCAGACGGGCGGGCACCTCGTCCAGCGTCTTGATACCCTTGCGGATCAGGGCTGCATAAATTTTCGCCATCAATTTTTCTCCTTTTCTTCGTACAGCTCGCACAGGGCCACCTGAAGATCGGTGACACTGCTCTCCACGGCGGTCACCTGCGTCAGCAGGTCGGCAAGGGTGGGGTAGTGGTAGCCGTCAATCCAGAGTTCCAAAGGGAACACTGTTTTGTATGGATAAACAACATGAAGGATGCCGTTTGTTTGGAATGTGATTGTAAAATTGATGTTACAGTCATAAGTTGTCGTGCCACCGCGTGCAATGCTTTTTTCAGTGTTATTATCGTAGCTGTTGTACTTGCCTTTGGTAATGCATATCTTATCAACATTGCCTGGAATCTGAACATCCCAAGTTGTGAATTTGTTAGGAGACGTCACATGGGTGTTCCACACCAGCCGGGGCTCCGACTTTACCGCCACACTGGCCGCGATGGTGTCATACAGCGTCTTGCCGCTCAGGGTGCCGTCCGGGGCAATGTCCAGATAGTCGCCCACCTTCACGCCGCCCAGCTGGGCCGCTGTGGCGGCAGGCAGGCTATAAGGCGGGCCGAACTTGGCGTCGGCCTCTTTCTGGTTGTACACTTCCGTTTTCGAGTAGGTCTCCTCCCGGCTGTACACCTCCGTCTTTGTGTAGGTCTCGTTCTTGCCGTAGGCACCCACATCCTCCGCCGTCAGGGCTGTGTCCTTTCCGGTTCCTCCGTGTTCCACGCCCAGCACGCCGGTCATCACATCCAGTGCCGTGGTGTCCTTGGTCTGCAGCGTCCGTGTGCTGCCGTCGCCCATGGTCAGGGTCATCACCTGCCCGTTCAGCTCGATGCGCTCCACATAGTCCGCACTGCCCGCTTCCAGCGCACCCACGTCCTTCGCCGTCAGGGTCACCACGCCGCCCTGGCCGTTCACGCTCTTCACCGGCCCGTCCGCCGGTGCCGTTTTCTCCGCCCGATCGGCTGCCGCCTCGGCCCGGGCTGCGCCGCTTTCTGCCGCTTTCTGTGCCGCCCCGGCCTGTCCGGCCGCCGTCACCGTTTCTGTCCGTGCCGCCTCGGCTCTCTTCGCATCCTTCGCGGCCGCACCTGCGCTGTTCCGCGCTTCCTGCGCGCTGGTCGCCGCACTGTTCGAGTACGCCAGCACCCGCGCCACAAAGGTCTCGTACTGCGTCGGGCTGATCTCCGCGTCGCCGTCGGTGGCAAGCGTCTCGTAGCAGTCGTATTTTGCCGGCCGTGTCAGCGCCCGGAAGCCGTCCTCGCCCAGGGCCAGCAGCATCCAGCTGCCGCAGCTCGACGCGGTAAACTCCTTGCCCACCGCGCAGCTATGCGCTTCGTCCAGCAAAATGGGGGCAGGCAGGGTGCCGTCCTGCCGCTGGATGTGCAGCGTCACGCTCTTGCCCTGCCAGCTCTCCGGCAGGGTAAATTCCAGCCGCTCTACGTTCGCGCTGCTCTGCCCGCCCAGGTGCAGCACCTTCATCTCCGGGGCAAACTCCACCCCGCCGAATCGCTTTTCCACGATCCTTACCTGCATGGTCTTTTCCTCCTTCCGTTTTTCTCCCAGTCTACCGTCCCGCTGCCCCGCAAAAAACCGTGTACTTTTACAAAAGCACCCCGGCAGGTCTTGCCCGCCGGGGTGCTTTCTATTGGTGACAAAGCGTCACCGGATGGCTGCCACTTGGTTGGCACTTGGTTGGCATCTGGTCGTCACCGCAGCAGTGCATACGGGTCCTCTTCCGGTTCCGCCTGTGCCGCCTTCTCCGCCGCTTTTCCCCACTGCGCAAAGGTCTTTTCCGTGTACAGGGCCTTCCCGTCCGCGTCGGTCAGGGCCAGCAGCACGTCGGCCAGCTGCTGCTTGTCCGCATCGCTGCCCGCCAGATACTCCGGCTTTGCCAGCTCGGTCAGCTTGCTCTTCACGCTGCTCGGCGTCCGTCCGGCCTTCACCAGCCGGTCGTACTCGGCCTGCACGTCCTGCGCCTTCCGGCTGTCCACCGCCTCGCTCAGGTCCGCGTACATGTCGCCCGCGTCGCCCTTCAGCATCTCGGTCTCCAGTGCATTCACGGCCCCGGTCACGCAGTCGATCACGGCTTCCCGCTTCGGCGCGTCCTCCTTCACATTCT